TTCCTTGGCCACGGATTTCTTCCGCCCAGCCAGTAGCAATGATTTCACCATCGAGCCATAGTTCAGCCTTAAACACGGCAATGTCACTGAGGTAATGCACTAAATCAGTAATGACACGAGCATCAGGGTGTGCTTTAAGGAATCGGTCAAGCCTGCTGGCTACTGGTTCGTAATCATCAAGGTTAAAGGCCACGAGCGTACTCCCTTGTTATGCGGTCAAGTTCTGTTTGGAGTTCAAGCACTTTGGCTTTTAGCGCGTCACGTTCAGCCTGTACTTTTGCAAAGTCATCTTCAGCGAATTGTATTTCTTTGTCCCGGAGCCATTCATAAGCGTCGTCTTTGTGTATGTAATCACTCATCAGCGTCAACTAATTCAGCGCTTGAAATGTATGACAAACCTTTTGAAGGCCCACTGTCGTTCATTGAAGGGTGCCATGAATTGCGGATTGTTTCGGCAATCTTTGGCAGCGTATAAAGAGCGCCAACGGCTTCAAGCACAAGACTTGACTCTTTGAAGCGGAGTTCAAGCGCAAGGTTGTGGCTGAGATTGGTTAGTTTGGCGATTAATTCACCTGTTGATGTTTCCATTGTTTTCCTTTGTTTAGCAGTTGCGTTTCCATCTTTGCACATCCTTGTGACGGGATTGGCAGATGAACTTTTGCAGGTGCTTTTGCCCTTTTAGGCAGCCCCAACCCCAAGGCCCAACACGCCATATTTTGCGACCATCTGGGTTTATGTGAGACTTGAAAGCAATGGCGTCAGCAACCTTGACTTGCTCGACGGGCGTGCGCCCTTTTGCACTGGGCGTGTCTGACCATGTTCGCCACGTCTGGCGGTGAATGCCAAGACCACCTGTGTAGGACTTGGTTGAGTGTTGCCAGTTGCCACCAGTTTCACATCGGGCTAACTGATCATAGTAAGCGTCTGGAAGTACGCCTTTGTATTTGTCGTGAGAGTTGGAAGCCGCACTTGCGTGGGCTGGTATGGATAGGACAGCGAGAAGGGCTAGTGCCATGATGCGTTTCAGGTTCTCTCTACTTCGATAGGCGGCGACCAAGTCAGATAGGGAGCCAACCGATGGGCGACTGTGATTCTGATATGTTCACCTGTTTTCAAGTCCGTGAAGATTTGAACGAGTGTCAATTTGTCCTTTGAGACTAACGGAAGGTACCCCCATGTGGGAATCATGGTCGGTTGGCCATCATTTTGAGGAATAGCCAGCAACTAACCCATCCCATTATGAAACTGTAGATAAATTGTGTGTCAGTCATCAGATGCCCTGCCAAACGCGGATTGGGCGACGGTGGCACTCTGGTCGCATTGACTTGCTGTAACGCTCTGTGGGGACGCACAACCGTTCTGAGGAGGCTCTACGCATTACAGCGCCCATGGCTCTTGGTTCGTGAGTTTCAAGGTTGGGGTGCATTTGGTTCATCCATTCCCAGACGTCATCAGTCGTAAAGTCCTGACGTTCGATGGATAACATCCCAACTACTTTTAAAGCTTCTAAAGCCCAGAGTTGGTCTGCATTGAGGCCGACGCGCTCAATGGCTTCTTCTGCTAATGCGATGGCTAGTGGCTCATCAAATAGGGACGGTTGGTCTGTCATTTCTGTTTCCTTTGGTTAAGCCCTTTGAGTGGCTAAGAATGACTTTACACAATTGGCGAAGTCAGTGGTGGATATCCCAATGGAAACAAAGATACCCACCACTTAGCCCCAGTAACGCTCAAACAATACTGGGAGTTCTTATTTCAAGGCTCGAAAGACTTGCTCAAAGTGCTCTGGCGTTTGGTTCGCTAACTCTATGTGAAACCAATTTGGTGAGCCTTGGTAGGAACCTGCGTTGTCGTCGTCTGTGTAAATTTTGACGCCTGCTTTGCCTTCGCCACGAGAGCAGCGGTAGCCAGCGCCGTAAGCACCATAGGCGTACCAGTGCATTTCACAAAGTCCAAGGGCTTTGCTGTTGGCAAGGAACCAGTCCCAAATGATTCGGGCTTGTGCTTCGTCTTTGTATTTCAAATCGGCTGCATACCCGGTGGCGTGAACGCTGAGGCTTGCCCCTGATCGCATCGGTCTATTGACGTATGTGCCTAGCGAGGTCAGACCCCAGCGTGCTTTGCATAGTTCAACAAGTTTCGCAGTCACTGGTTGTGTGCGCTTGCCGTCCCAAGATGGGTAGTAAGGATAAACGCGGTTGCTCATGGTGCTGGTGGCTCTTTAGGGCCATTCTTCAAACCATTACCTGCTAATACCCCCAAGAGCCCGCCAGTAAGGGTGGCGAGCATGGGCGAAAGTACAGACCATGCTGCATCGTCATTGGGGCTGACTTCGAGAGGCTGTGTCACGAATAGCAATCCGTAGAGCAATGCCAAGATAGAAGCAAGAAAAGCAAGTGTTAAGCCAATGGCTACGACAAAAATAAGTCGTGCTTTTATTTCTTCGTTTGTGTGTCTGTTGTCTGGTTTCATACGCACTTTCCGCCTGTCCCATAAGCAGGTGCAATTGTTGTTGAGATTGTTTCAGTGACTCCGCGTAGGGCTTTGTTCTTTGTGGGTGGGCAATTGAGGCGTTCACGATCTGCGCAAGCGGTAAGCGATGTCAAAAACACCAATAGAATCAGGCTATTTCGCATCTGCAATCGCCTTTTGAATTTCTGCGTATTCTGATATTTCTTCTGGGGTTGCATCTCGTACTTCGCTTGGTCGCCCGTCTGCGTAGTGCGTTGTGACTTGTGGTGTGTCGCTCATGCGTTATGCCTTTCTGTATCCGTACACCGTGTAGGTGCCTGTCATGTTTCCGCCGCCGTAGGTCGCTAATTGTATGCCATCGTATGAAGTTGCAACGTTGTGTTGAGCACCTCCGTTTCGTACTCCGAAGCGTGAAGAATAAATAGAGGCTTGGCAGGTGAGGAATGTGGGTTGTGCAATGAATGGCTTGAAGATGTCAAAGACCAGAGAGCCAAGAACGCCAACATCAGTTGCGCTGTAACCAAGGTGTCCGATGGTTGCTGTTTGGCCTGAAATGTTGGTTGAGTTTCCTGCCGAGTCAATGCCGGTGTAGCCGTGGTAGTACTGCGCGGTTCCGTCTGCTGATGCGCCTGACAACATGCGGAAATAGTAGGTGCTGTTTGCAGAAGCGTTGAGCGTGTCCAGCGTGATGCGATAATTGTTGTAAGTACTGCTAAATATGCCTTGAAGGTTTGTAGTACCAGTAGCCAATGACCCGCTTGTGATGTAAACAAGACCTGAGTTTGCAAGGTATGTATTTGTGTCTGCGGCTGTCAGGACTTCGCCTGATGTAAATGTTTTAATTGCCATGTTTAATATCCTAGTTTGTTGAAGTTAAGTCGGCCTTGAACTGCATTGTCAAGGATTAGGTATGAATTGAGGTCTGCCCCAGATAGGTAGAACGTGTAACGGGACGACTGTGGTGAGGCCGTAAATGATGCCCCTTCAATAATTGCGTAATAGGTCGTTCCACGAAATGTAACTGTCACGGCAGAACCAATACAGTCCCAGAACCCAGTGCCTATGTTGTCAAGTTTCATTGTATTTTGAGCCTCAGCAAGGCAAGACACAGAGGCTAAAGCAAAAGAGGTGCTGCCATATTGAGTCAAAAGGTAGTTGGCAAAATCCAAAGCCTGTGCAGTGCTGTTGTTAAAAGTTTGTAGGTTTAGATTTCGAAATGGTGCAGAGCCACTAGAAGCAATTTGGGCTGTGTAACTTTCAGGACTGATTGTGATCTGTGTGAAATAGTTTTGCCCAAGGCTTTGAAAGTCAATGCTGTCGTAAACCTGATTAGTGGCATTGTTGGTCGTGTCAGAAAAGTTTACGGCAGAGTTGGCACCTGAGTATTTTGAAATCGCCACAACAGTGTTGTCGCCTTGACGGATACGACCGTTTAATGTCGCTGTCCACTGGTTAAACCAATCAGCCCATGAGTTTGACACAGTAGTAGCGGCCAATGCTGGGTTGTCAGTTGCGGAATAGTTACTGCTCGAACTAAGGCCGTTAGATGTTGAAGCAGCAGCAAGTTGAACAGAAGCAGTTCCAGCGGCCATTGAGTAGCCGTTACCCCTAGCGCGTCCCCACTGAGCAAGTGCACCTTCGGCTGAGATGCTAAGCCTGTCTGAATTGCCCACATTGCTGCCAGAGTTGTAAACAATGCCGTAAGTTACTGCGGTGTCAGTAATGCGCCCATACCAGATGACTTTGCTTGTAGTGCTATTAACAACTTTAATGAATGTTCCAGTGACCATTGCTGCAATAGGTGAGTAATAGCCAGTTGGGTACCAGACATCTATTGAGCAAGTATCTGCTGCATAGTTATCAATTAAAGCCTTGCGACCAATATTGATTTGTATGTTTTGCACGTTAGAAAGCGCCGTAAAACTGACATTGTTTGTGGAGTACGAAACTGTGTAATTCTGTGGCATTAGTAAAGGTTCGCTGTTTTAATTGGGATAGACCCATTTTGTCTCATGTAGTTGCGCAAAGCCTGAACAACAGCATTGGGGTCACCACCATTAACATTGATAGTCACAGTGTTGCCCATGCCTCCACCAGCATTAGCGCCACTTAGGGGAATTACAGCCTCAGGGCCGCGCTCGCCAATGAGGGCAAGAGTCGGGCTGGTCACAATTCCACCATTGGCAAGCATTGGAATGTCTGGCATTGAAAAACCATTTCCGCCGATACCCGGAACCCAATCAGGAATTTTAAATGACAACTTGCCAACTGTGCTGTTCCAGATTCGAGCAATGCCGTTGAACACTGCCTTTACGGTTGAAAGCAAAGTATTAAACAGTGGAATAACTACTTCCCCAATCCAAAACTTCATAGCGCCAAAGATTGAATCCACAACTGTTTTGAATGGTGTGAACTTCTTGTATGCCGTGACAAGCAAAGCACCCAAACCAACAACGGCAATTGCAATGAGGCTAAATGGGTTGAGAGCCATAGCGATGTTTACAGCAACAATGGCCGCAGCAATGGTGGCAATAGCAGCGCCAATAGCCAACAAGATTCCGGGGTGTTCTTGTGCCCAGTTACCAAACGAAGTAAGCAATGGAAGCATTGCTTCAACGGCTGGAATAAGTGCAGCGCCAATTGACTCTTTGGTTTCTGATAGGGCAATACCAAGACGCTTGAATTGTCCTTGGGCACTGTCGGCAGCAACTGTTGCCTGATCCATAAAAGTGCCAGAAAGGACGGCCATCATTTCGTCTGCGCTTGCGCCGTCTTTTGCCATCTGCTTGAGTTCGGGTGACAGTTTGGCTAGGGCTGTTGTGGAACCTCCAGCAGCCTTGGCTAAAGCCTCGGTGACTGTGCCTAAGTCTTTTCCAGTACCAGCGCTGATGTCCATAGCCAGCGAAGCAAGTTCTTGGGCTTTGGTGACGTCATGTGTTTGGCTAACCAATCGAGCAAGGGCAGGACGAAGGTCATCATCTGTGACGCCAAGTGCTTTGCCTTGTGTAGATATCCACGTTTCGGTTGCTGCAATCTGGGCATCAGTAGCGCCAGCGCTGTTCATTAACTGAAGGGCTAGTTTTTTTTGTGCAGCGTCATCTTCGATAGCGCCTTTAGTGGCGTCAAAGAGTGCAGCGCCTAAACCAACAAGTGCAGCAGCCGCTGGGACAGCAGCCTTCTTAATTGCAAATTGAGCCTTTTGACCGTTTGTCTCTAGGTCTTTGAATTGGGAAATGGCTTTCTTAATGCCAGAGCCGTCAAATTCGCTGATGATTGGAATGTTTACAGCCACTACTTCAACTCCTGATTTACCGTTGCAATTACGCGCAACACTAGCGCTCGAAGTTCACCCTGTATGGAAGGAAGCGCTTGTTCGGCAGCAGGCCACAAAATACGGTTGGTTCTTGCTCGAAGATTCTCCGACAAAAGGGTTGTCTTGCCACGACCAGCAGTTTCAAGCACCACAGCGCCAGCATCTGACTGGGTGACATAGATAACGTTCGCATCATTGCGACGAGTAGAGAACTTTACCTTTAGACCTTTGACGGCTTTGGCTTTGGTGTAAGGAAAGATTTTCTTGTTTCCTTGTGTCCAGTTGCGATTCATTCCGGACAAGGGAGTATCTGGATACCGAGAGCCAGCCAAAGAAACTAACGGCTGCGCAATCTGTTTAGCGTCGGCATTGAACTGCTTGCGGAGGTCTTTGTCAATTTTGCTAAGAGCCTTAATGGCTTCTTTAGCGCCAACTATTTCAATAGATGCGGTGGCACTCATTTGCGTCTGCCTTTATTTATCACATCTATAACTGTGTTCATGTCTTGCGTTTCAAAAGGTATTTGTGGAGGCCACCACCCAGTCTCAACTAGCAATTCTGCTAGAGATCGTGAGTAGGTGCCTCGACGGTGGGGTTTGTTGGTTCGTCCGATACAACTTCAATGGCAACCAGTTTTTTTACATAATCATCGAAGACTGCTGGTGTCGGGATGCCGTTGAGTTTGCATGATTCAAAAGCCATAAACGCCAAGTCTTCAAGTCCTACGCCAGTGGCAAGGTTGGAGGCTTTTTGTTTAAACTTTCGTTCCCAAGCAATTATGACGTAGAGGTTTGTTTTAACCTCGTAGGTTGTTTCGTTTGTTGTGACTTTGAGCGTGAGTTGCATGATGTTGTTTCTTGTTTACGGTGCGGTGACGTCGCGTACCCAAGTGCCAGCCGTCCACGTCGTTTCGACGGTCGCTAATTCGCCCACAGTCGAATTGATGGGGGTGAAGGAACTGAGCATGACATTACTCAAAACATACTCTGGATTACTGGCCGACTCTGTCGTGCCTGATGGTGAAATTGTCAAAGTTGTGTTTCCTTGACCGACACATGAAGCGAGGATAGCCTCAACTTCTGTAGCGCCGTAACTTAGATAAAAAGTTATTGAACACTCAATTGATTGCAGGCCGCCCACCATGCGTTCCCCAGTGTCCCCGAAGGCGGTGGCAGTAAGTGGTGTCTGGCCAACAGTTAAGGAAACGGCATTTGCCTGATCCGATAAATCCGTGGTGGTGGCACCTTGAGTAATGCTGATAGTTGCGTTGGATAGGAATGTTGTTGTTGCCATTGGTGGCTCCTTTTTCTAGTTGCGCCGTACTGCTACGGCAACGGTCATGTCATAGCAAGGAAGCATCTGTTCGCCGTATGAAGCGAGAGAT